TAGATGTAAATGGAACTCTGGATGTTGATGGTGATACTCAACTTGATGACCTCAATGTATCAGGTGTTTCTACCTTCAGTGGTCTTGTTGATGTAAACAATAGAATCGATGTTGTAGGTGGTGCTAATGTTGATCAGGTAAATGTATCAGGTGTATCCACCTTCACTGGTGATGCTGACTTTGGTGGTAACATCACAGTTACTTCTACTGATGCTGGAAGCTCTGCTGCTCCTGAGTTCAAACTGTATAGAGATAGTTCCTCACCTGCTAACGCAGACTATCTGGGTCAGATTAAGTTTGCTGGTGAAAGCAGCACAGGTGTTGAGAGAAACTATGCTAAGATTACTGGTAAGATACTTGACTCTACTAATGGTTTAGAGGATGGTATTATTGAGATTGCTCACATCAAGAATGGTTCACAAAACATCAGCGCCAGATTCAGAAGTGATAGTTTACAACTCCTTAACGGCACAAACTTCTCTGTAAATGGTAACACTGAACTTGAGGGTACTCTGGATGTAGATGGTACTGCTACATTTGATGACGTAGCAGTTGGGTCTGCTCTGACTGTTACAGGCATTGGTACATTCCAAAGTGATTTGTATGTTGCTGGTAACTTAAATGTTATCGGTGATATTGTATATGATGAAGTCACAGGTAAGAACATTAACATCACTGGCGTTGCTACAATCGCCAACTTGGATGTTAATGGTCCTATGGACGTTGACGGAGATACTCAACTGGATGACTTGAATGTCTCTGGTGTAGCAACCTTCTCACAACTTGTTGATGTTAATAACAGAATTGATGTTGTAGGTGGTGCTAATCTTGACCAGTTGAATGTAACTGGTGTTGCTACCTTCACTGGTATTACCACATTTACACAAAGCATCTTTGTTGATGGTGACTTAAATGTAACTGGTGACCTTGTATATGATGAAGCGACTGCTGAAAATCTGAACGTAACTGGTATTGCTACGATAGCATCACTGCAAGTTACTGACCTGACTGATAACAGAGTTGTTATTGCAGGATCTGGTGGTGAACTGGAAGATGATGCTAACTTTACTTTCAACGGCACCAAACTTTCTGTTGGTGTTGAACTTGATGTTGATGGTCAGACTGAACTTGATGAACTGAGAGTAGCAGGAGTTTCAACTTTCGTTGGTATGTCTACCTTCACCGATACATTATCTGCTAATACATTAAGTGTTGCTGGTGTATCTACATTCATTGGTATCGGTTCATTCTTCTCTGACTTGTATGTTGGTGGTAATCTGAATGTAGTTGGTGATTTGGTTTACGATGAAGTGACTGGTAGAAACATTAACATCACAGGCATTTCAACTTTTGAGGGTGAAACTAATCTTGGAATAGGAGGAACCACTCTTACTGCACTAACTAATGTAAGTAGAGTCGGTATTAATTCCACTGCTCCAGAATATACACTGGATGTCCATGGGGATATAAATAGCTCAACGGATGTTAAGATCGGGGGAGTCAGTGTCTTGGCTCTTACCGCTTCCACGGATGATGTTGTCGCACTCGCAATTGCACTAGGTTAATAACAGATGGCAAATACCTTTAAACTAAAGACAAAAAATAACGTAGGTGTTACAACATCAGACGTTTACGTTGTTCCTGCCTCCACCACCACAGTCGTTATTGGTGTTACTCTTGCTAATACAAGTGGTCAGAGTATCAATGTTGGTGTTGGTATCACGAGAGCAACAGATGATGATGTTAATATTTTGAAAACTATTCCTTTACCACATGGATCAAGTATTGAATTCATGCAAGGTAACAAAGTAGTATTGGAAACAACTGATACTCTAACAGCAGTTAGTGATCTAAACAATAGTTTAGATGTAGCACTAACGATTATGGAAATTACTCCATAGTCTAACCATAAATAACTAAAAATGTATACCTATAATGTCTAGAGTAAGGTCTGATAAGTATGTAAACAAGGCAGGAACAGGTGCTCCACTATTTCCTGAAGGTGCTGTAGTTACTGGAGTTTTAACTGCTACATCTTTTGATGGTACTGTAGGAAATGCTACGGGATTAACTGGATCACCTAGTATTACCGTTACAGATATTACTGCTAATGGTAATGTTTCGATTGCCGGAACTCTAACATATGAAGACGTAAATAATATTGATTCGGTTGGACTCATCACCGCTAGGCGGGGTATTGATGTAACGGGTAGCGGAATATTTGTATCATCTGGAGTTGTAACTGCAACCAGTTTCTCTGGTGATGGTAGTGGATTGAGTGGTGTTGTATCTGGTATTGAACTAAAGCAGGCAGGTGCATCAGTAGGCACATCACTTACGGCAGTTAACTTTATTGGTGCAACACTCACTGCTGGTTCTGCAGGTATCTCTACAGTTACCATCGCTTCAGCAGGTTTATCTACTGAAGCATACTCACCAGTAGGTGGTATAGTAACATTAGATTTAAGTAATCAAGATCATAAAGTAACAGCAACTGGTATTTGTACAATCACTGTTACGGGTGGAACAGAGGGAGATAGTCATACAGTTAGAATCGTAAACTCTGGTGTTTCCACAGTAGGATTTTCTACATACTTCTTATTCCCATCGGGCGCATCACCATCTTTATCTACAGGTGATACTGATATCAATTTAGTATCATTTACTGTTCATAGGGAAGGTTCAATAGGTATTTCAACACAGTTATTAACTGGCGTATCACTTAACTTTAGCTGAGGGAGATAGATAAATGGGAGTAGCGATTCCTCAGGTAATCACAGAAGGAAAATCACTGGGTTCTCAGTTTATTGAGGGCTCCACTAGATTTAATGGTGAGACTCACGCTTCTGGATATTTTACACATATTTTTCGTCAACAATCTGCTGGAACATCCAGTACTTTTACCGTTTCCTTATGGTTTAAGAAAGATAGACCAATGGGGAATGAATTTTTATTCTTCTCAGATCATACAAATCCTTCTTATGGAACTGGTGTAGGATTTAATAGTTCTACTGGAGCTCTGCGTTTCTATCTAGCATCAGATACATTTTCTTCTAGAATTTATAGAGATACAAATGCTTGGTATCACTTAGTAGCTTCTGCTAATAGTGGTGTATGGACTGCTTATGTTAATGGTGAAAATATAAACTTATCAGCTACATCAGCTGCTAGTTTAGGTAATACTTTTAGAATAGGATGTATTGCAGACGCTTCTGGTTCATTTTATCAGGGGTACATGTCGCAGTTTTACTGTGTCGATGGTCAAGCACTTGGTCCAGAAAGCTTTGGTTTTACGGATAATATTACAGGTGAGTGGAGACCTAAAAAATATGAAGGGACCTATGGTAGTAAAGGTTTCTATCTCCCAATGGATGGAAAAACAAACTTATCTAAAGACCAATCTGGTAATGGAAATGATTTTAAATTAAATGGTGTGGAACCTGGTGCATTGACCATGAGAGATGCTACAGGTGGAATACCTATTTTGAAAACAAATCCAAGTGGATTAGTGGGTGGTGCCGGTCCAAGAACAGAGAAAAAGGTTATAACTGTTACAGTAGTCAGCACTGATGAGGGAAATAAGTATTTCTTTGATGGTGTTAGATATTCACCAGGAACTTATCCTTTTTACAGAGGCGGTGTTTATAGGTTTGACCAGTCAGATGCTAGTAATGGTACTGGTGGAACTCATCCACTTAGGTTTGCAACAGCAGCAGACGCAGCAGGTAGTACAGAATATACTGATGGTGTAACTCAAACTGGAACACCTGGAACTGCAGGTGCCTATACTCAAATTGTAGTTCCACATAATGCACCTGATACTTTATATTATTACTGTACTAATCATGGTGGTATGGGTGGTCCTACTGCTAACACAACTGATATATTAGTGGCAGATCCTTATGCTTGGAAGTGTCTACTAGCAATCCCATTTACAAAGACATCTCAAGCGCGTCCCCAGGATGAAAGTAATATTCTTAGAGGTGAGTTTACTAATAGTAATGCTAAAGCTGTGGTGGATTCTGCTTCAATGGGTCATGCATCTTACGTAAAGAGTCGTTCCAACTACTATGGACAAAGTGTAAATTTTGATTCTGGAACTACTAGTTATTACACTGTTGGAAGTTCTGGAGATTTTGTTTTTGGTACAGATGATTTTTGTATCGAATGTTGGGTAAGACTAGAGGATCAGGGTAATGGAAATGCCAGTGCCCTCTTTACAACATCAACTACTTCCCAAAACGCTGGAGCAGGTTTATTTGGATTCAGTAATAGTTCTAATCAGTTTGGTTGGTGTACTGATATAACTGGATTTACCTTCCTTTCAGCTAACTTCACATCATATTATTCAAGGTGGACACATGTTGCAATCACAAGAAGTGGAACTGATTTAAGATTATTCTTCAACGGAAGACTAATGGGATCTGCAACTGATAGTGTAAACTATAATTATTCATCAACAATGAAACTTGGTCAGAGATGGAATAATCAAGATGCATACTCACTTAATGGGCAAATACAAGACTATAGAGTTTATAAAGGAGTAGCAAAATATACTGAAGAATTCCAAGTATACCATACAAAAGGTTCATCTTCATCCACAAGTCCTTCAGGTCTTTCTTCTGCTTATCGCCCGTTAAAGGAAGTTACTCAAGGATCCCTAGAATCTGGAGATACTAGTACTACCAACACAGGATTTGGTCATGTGATCTATCCAAACCACAGTGATTTCATTTTGTCTGGTGATTTTACCATGGAGTGTTGGGTTAAAACAAAGAGAACAAAGTGGAAAACAACATATACCAATTACTTAGCAAGTATGGGGAACACCTATAGTGGCACTAATTCTTTTTATTGGTACCTTGATTCTGTTGGAAGGCAAGGTATATATGGTAACGGTGGAACGCTTGATGGTGTTGGAGGCGGAACATATATTGAAGAGGTTAATAGAGAAGGAATGTGGAACCATTATGCTTTAACAAGAAAAGACGGCATACTTCGAATGTTTAGTAATGGTTTTGAAGTTTATGAGGGTGGAACATCTTATACCACAACACTTCAACCTGAAAGTGCGGGTTTTATTATTGCATCATATTTTTCTGGTGGTGAGACACAAAACTATACAGCAAGCACCGTTGGAAATATATCTAACTTTCACATAGTTAATGGAACTGCACTTTATACCAAAACTTTCGAGGTACCATCCGAACCCCCTCAACCACACGCGGATACAAAGTTATTAACTTTGAACTCACCAACATCACTTACTAGTGGCATATTACCTAACTTTGGTACAGGCACAGCGTATGCTATGTGGCCATTAAATAGTGATATCAATGATGATTCTGGTAACAATCGCACATTAACTGAGAATGGTGGATCTACCGTATTTTCAGCAGCTGGTGATAATTCATATGGTATTACTAATGCAGCCACATTTGCTAGTGGAAGATATTTATCATATGCTGTAGCACCAGCAACAGCCTGGACGATTGATTGTTATATTAAACCAACAGCATTATCATCTGCTCCTTATGTGGCTGGATGGAATGGAACTAGTGGTAGTAACTGTAGTATTGGTATGGATATAAATCCATGGAATGGTGGTAGTGGAAACGGTATGTCTCCCAGCAACGTATATACTTGGGCTATCTTTGGTTCACAAAATATAAACACTTTTAAAAAAGTTGAGTTGAACAAGTGGGTTCATATTAGAATCTGTTCAAATGATGCTAAAAATATCAACTTTTATGTTGATGGAGAACATATTGGCGGAAAGGGTACAGATTGTAGTCCTGCAAGTCCTATCACATTTGGTGATGTTCAGTCTGGTAGATTCCAAGGACAGATTGCAGGTTTTAGATATACAGAAAAAAATCTTGGTGCACCTGATGTCCCCGAAGTTACATCAAATGGTGTAACAACAAACTCTCCAATCATTAGGCCATGTCCAAATGCAGGTGAGTTATCAGCAGTTGTATCAGCAAGTTCAAGTAACCCATTTTTGGAAGAAGATCAACTCCAGGGTGATGGAGGTGGATTTGCTACTATTAATGGAGAAGCTCAAGTTAATTCAAATGGTCCTCAACAGATTAATGATGGTAATCTTGCGTTCGATTTAGTCTCAGATTCTTCATTGGGATATTATAGATGGTTCTATAGTAATATGAAACTCCCAAGTACTGGTAAATGGTATTGGGAAATGACTAGACCTGGTAATGATGCTGTAATTGATCCAACTTATAGTATGCCTTATGTTGGTATAGTTGATCGTATTTTTGGACCAACAGAAAGCACTAACTCATTTCAAGGTAAGATTGTTGCGATAAGTGGCAATGGTTTTATGTATAAGTATGGATATAATAGCGTCTGGAAGATAAATGGATATGTAAGTGAACCTGGTGGTGTATTTCCCTATGGTTCAGTTATGAATTTTGGTTTTAACGCTGATACTGGGGAACTTAAGTGTTGGGTAAATGGTGTTTACTTTGGTATTATTGATACTGTTCCTACTGATAAAGATTGGTGGCCTGCTGCGACTAGCGTTTATAATATGAATGATTACCCACATAGATTTAATTTTGGACAAAGAGCATTCAATTATCCACCACCACCAGGTTATAAAACACTTTCTTTAGCTAGTATTCCAAGACCAACTGTACCCAATCCTTCTGAGAATTTTAAGGCAGTTGCTTGGGCTGGTACGGGAGTCAATTATACCCCCATAGATGTGGGATTCCAACCTGATTTCATATGGATTAAGTGTCGTCAACCTGATGCTCTTAGTCATGTATTGGTTGATTCTAGTAGAGGTGCTGCATATCTACTTGAAAGTGACACGGATGATGCCGAAGTCAATAGTTCTAACTTTGTAAGAAGTATTGAACCCAATGGTGTTAAACTAGGTACAAACGCAAGGGTTAATGCTATTTCAAGTAGTCGTACTTATGTTGGTTGGTTCTGGAAAGCAGGAACAGGTAAGGTATTAAATCAAGATGGAAACTGGAACGCTCAAGTAAATGCTAATAGAGAAAATGGTTTCTCTATTATCACATACGATGGTGCTGGTGGTGGAATGACCATTGGACATGGACTCTCAAAAGCACCAGAGTTTATTCTGTTTAAGTTACGTACTCAAGCTGGTGGTATTGATAAAGAATGGGCTGTTTATCACCATAAGGCAAATGGCGGCACTACCCCAGAACAATATATGGGTATTCTAGATGCTGCTAATGCTTTTGGTGCACAATCTACTTTCATGAATAATACTGCTGTGACTGATTCAATTATTACTCTTGGATCAGAACAAGCTGTTAGTTACACAGGACAACCTTACGTCGCCTACGCCTGGCACTCTGTGGATGGGTTTTCTAAGATGGGACATTATTATGGAAATAATAGTACTGATGGACCCGTAGTAGAAACCGGATTTAAACCAGCCTGGATCCTGATAAAGCGTGAAAATAATAGCAATTCCTGGCGCGTAATAGACAATGCACGTACACCTTATAATGACGGCACCACTGAAACTTTATTTGCAGATTTAAATAATACTGAGGATGCTAGCTTTGGTGTTGATTTTCTTTCAAATGGATTTAAGATTAGGGCGACTGCATCTAGTTTAAATGCTGATGGTGATAACTTTATATACGTAGCGTTCGCAGAAGTACCAAGTAATCCATTGTTTGGTGCTCAACCTAACGCCAGATAAATAACTAAAAACTATTGATATGTCTACAATAAAGGTAAATCGTATACTTAATAGTTCTGGTGGTGAAGGTGTTGATGGTGATATAATTGGAAACGTAACAGCACCCAATAGTATCACAGTTGGTTCTGCTGTAACGATTACTGATGGTGTTATTAGAGTAGGAACAGCAGTTACTATTGATGCTTCTGCTGGTGTTATCACTGCAACCAGATTTGATGGAGATGGTAGTGCTCTCTCTGGTATTGATGCTACAAGTCTTAAAGATTCAGAAGGAAATATAGTAGCACAAGCAGTAGGTTCTGGTTTAGTAATAACTGGTGTAACTACTGTTTCCAACAAACTTATAGTTGGAGACTCTTATATTTCTGCAGGAAATGTTGGATTAGGAACTACCACAACTGCTGGACGTGATGCTGGTATTGGTACTGCTGCTGGTAGCATGATTTATAATGCAACAACAGGTTCAGTACAGGTATATAAAGAAAATAAAGGTTGGGTTGCTATTGATAACCCAGATGATACTTTAACAGGACACACAGCAACTGGTGGTATCATCAATGATTATGTTGATGGTGTTGATACATATAGATCACATACATTTAACTCATCTGGTGAGTTTACTATATCAAGTCTTGGTTCACTAGGTGATACTGTTGAAGCGTTGGTTGTTGCCGGTGGCGGCGGCGGAGGCAGCTCAGGTGGTGGCGGTGGTGGTGCTGGAGGTATGAAAACATCACCTCTACCAGTAACCGCACAAACTTATACTGTTACTGTTGGTGCTGGTGGAAAAGGTGCTGGATCATCAAACCCTACAACACAACCAGGTACCAATGGTGGTGACTCTACTTTCTCTACCTTAACTTCAACCGGTGGTGGTGGCGGTGGATCTAGAACTGATGCAGGCGCCGGCAATCCACCAACAGGATCTGGTACTGCTGGTGGTTCTGGTGGTGGTGCTTCTCTCGACATTCCAACAGGATCACCAGCAAGTCCATCAGGTCAGGGAAATTCTGGTTCGGGTGGAACTGGGTCGGTTGCTGGCGGCGGTGGTGGTGCTGGTGGTGCAGGTATAGTAAATCCTACCAATGGTCCCCAATCTGGTGGTAACGGTGCTCCTAATGTTTATGCATATGGTCCTACTGGTCCTTTAACATACGCCGGCGGCGGTGGTGGTGGTGGTAGTTTTAGTTTAGCTCCAAACCCAGGAGGACCTGGTGGTGGCGGCGCTGGTGGTGGTACTAGTGCTACCCCAGTGCCTTTTGGTGGTACTGATTATAGTGAACTTGCTGGTGCTGGAGTCCCTGGACTAGGCGGTGGCGGTGGCGGCGCATCTAATGCAAAAACTCAAGCTCCTGCTCGTTCTGCTGGTGGTTCAGGTGGTGGTGGTGCAGTAGTCATCCGTTATAAGATTGGATCACCTCAATCAGGAACTGCAAAGGCAACTGGTGGTTCTGTTAGTTTCTATAATGGAAAGACTATTCACACATACATCCACTCTGGTACTTTTGTAAATGCATCACCAATCTCTGGTGTTGAGATTGTTATGGTTGCAGGCGGTGGCGCTGGTGGTGGTAATATTGGTGGTGGAGGAGGTGCTGGTGCTTATTGTGAGGGTTCAAGCATTACTCTTCCTGCCAATACTTACACCATGGCTGTTGGTGCAGGTGCTGGTGGTTTTGGTGGTAATGATTTTCCTTCCACTGGATCTCCATCCACACACGCAACGAATTCAACTATTTCTTGGCCAGGACCAAACACTTGGACTGCACTTGCTGGTGGTAATGGTGGTGGTTATAATACCAATCCTTCTCAAGCTGGTGGTTCAGGTGGTGGTGGTGCATCAAATATTTCTCCAGGAAGTAACGCTGGTAGTCCAGCAACTAGCACACCCACTACGACACCACTTGGAACTTTAACAAGTTATGGAAATATTGGAGGCACAGCACCTAATCCTCAACCATGGGCTGCTGGTGGTGGTGGAGCGGGTGGCGCTGGTAATGCTCCTTATCAACCAGGATCTGGTGGTTATGGCGGTGCAGGAAAGCAGATACCATCCACTTTCCGTGATCCAAGAAGTGCACCAGGACCTATTGCTGGTGTAAGTCCTCATTTACTCCCAGAAGTTGGTGGTGGTTTGGGAGCTCCTGGACCTGGTGATTCTGGTTTCTGGGTAGCTGGTGGCGGTGCTGGTGCTGCTCATCCATATCCACTTATTAATCCAGAGACAGATAACTTTGGAACACCTGGTGCAGTCGGTGGTGGTGGTATGGGTGGTTATGAACAGGCACCAGCACCACAGTCACCTGTTACTCCAGAAAGATGTCATGGACATCCAGCTCTTGAGAACACTGGATCTGGTGGCGGTGGTGGTGGATACTTTGGCTCTCCCGGAGGATTTGTGCCCAGATCAGGTAATGGTGGTTCTGGTATCATCCTTATTGCATACCCAACTTGACCACTTCCGTAAATTCATATATAATTTAGAAAAACTGAGCGTATGAATTTTACGGTTTATTCCAAAGAAGATTGTCCCTACTGCTATAAGGTAAAACAAGTCCTGGAGTTGACAGGGCAGGACTTTGTGGTGTATACTCTTGGTGAGGACTTCACCAAAGATAGTTTCTATGCTGAATTTGGTGAAGGTTCTACATTTCCACAGGTGGTTTGTAACTCTGAACCACTGGGTGGATGTACAGAAACTGTTAAGTATTTGAAACAAAAGCATCTTGTCTGATACAGAACTAAATAAAGACAAACCCAGCGTCAATCGTGGCGTTGATTTTTTTATTAATGGAGGTAAGAGAAAGCAAACACAACCATTTCATATCATATTTGAAAAGATGGTTAGCTTTCTTAATCGGGAAGTAACTATCTACTTTGAATTTTCCTTTAAGATAAGGAACAAAAAGTTAGTTTCCCGGAGAAAAAAAGATGTTAGCAGCTAGTTTAGTTTTTGGTTCTTTCCTTACCATTTTATTTCTCATAGTGGGGTTGATAGGTGGTTGGACTGCTAGGGAATACATGATGAACTATCGGGAGATACCAACAACCCATCCCGAAATGTTTGATGAAAATGGAAATCTAATTCCAGACCAAGTAATTGCATTCAATTTTGAAAATTATGACAACGAAGACAACAGCGAAGAAGACAACGACTAAGATCGTAGAACTTCCACCACATCCATTTGCTTTTGAAGTATTTGATCTGGTATCGAAACAACGAAGTGCTGCTAAAAAAGCAGAGGTACTTCAGAAATATAATCACCCATCCATCCGAGCACTTTTGATTTGGAACTATGATGAGTCTGTGAAAACATTGCTTCCAGAAGGACCAGTTCCTTACGGTGGTTTTGATGAGCAGACAGTTCTTAAAGGCAATCTTACTGGTAAGATCACTGAAGAGATTCGTGATATGTATGAGAAAGGTAATGTTTCAGTTGCTGATGAGAAGCAAGGTAGAACCACTATTGAACGAGAGTATAAAAACTTCTACAACTTTATTAAAGGTGGTAATGATTCACTGAAATCTCTTCGTCGTGAGAGTATGTTTATCAATATGCTGACTGGTCTTCATCCACTTGAAGCAGAGATTCTGATTCTAGTTAAAGACAAAAAGTTAGGGGACAAGTACAAGATTACTCAAAGTGATGTCTCTAAAGCATTTCCAACTATCCAATGGGGAGGTCGTTCTTAATGCCACATCAATTGGGTGAAGCACCCACTATCAAGAAAGAGGAGCAGCAGATGCCTGATGATTCCGTATCTGCTGTGAGTGTTGCTCGCAAGTATGGATGTGAAGTCCTTCAAGAGAAGACCTCACATCAAGTGGCTAATGATAAATCACTTCCTAGTGATGCAAAGTTAATAACCTATGTGTATAACGGACAAACTTACATGGACCTTACGAGATCTGGTAAGGATGTTCGTCTTTTTGATTTGTATTATGATACGTACGGACCTGGTGCCGTACAGAAGATAGAGTTTGGTTATGGGTCAGTCAACCCTAAGACTTGGGGTTATGAACCGCCCGAAACCAAAAAGCGACGTTGATTCCCCATATCGCCGGAAAAAAATCCCGGTAAATTTTTGACCTGTAAGGTTTTTTCAAAAATTGCTTAGAAGAAATGCTATCAACTCAGTATCGCCTTCGCCTAGAAGGTATTTGTAAAAGAATCAGTCTAGGTGAGACGGTAGATCTATCAGACATGATATGGGCTAATAAACTTGCTAAGGCAAATACCACTGCGAACGAAATGATGAGACGTGCTCGCAGGCAGGCAAATAACCCAGATATGAAAGAAGGTGGTATTGATGATTTTATGAATAGGATGGGATTAGGTGACCCCGACCCATCCAATCATAAAACGGGGTTTGATAGCGCAGATGATATTGCAGATTGGTTCAACCATGATAGACCAGACGATTGGAGGCAACGTGACTAAAGTAGAAGCACCTGTTGATAAGAATGGTTTCACTATGAAACCTCCTATCACTGATACTCAGTGTATCCTTATGTGTTTAAGAAATGCTCCATGTGGTGCAGATAAGAAACAAGTACAAAAACTGATTGATTATTATGAGTGTATTCCCTCCTGACTTCAAACCTTCATGGGAAGATAGAGTAGTTGATATGCGTTTACTTTCACCATCAGATACTGATTTTACATATGAAAGACCTGATAAGACGAGATATGTTTTAGAAATTAGAAAGAATAAAGAAGATAATTATTACACTCCAGAATTTCAAATGGAGTTAATTTCAACAAAACCAAAACCATTCGATTATGATAAGGAAATAGTTTTTGGTAGAGAGCAACCACCTATGGACTTTAATGATCCATGGCCACATAATCGTTAAAAAATCATAAAATTGTAACACAAATTACAAAAGTACTTGACTATATAAGGTACTAGGGTTATAATACCCTTATACGTTCATCTTATGCTCAGCACTCTGCTGGCATTCACCCTTGCCCATCATAATGATGCGTCAGCCTATGGTTGGCACATGAGTTGTGAAAGGTGGTTAGAAAAATCCATTGAAATTCAATCGGATTCCAATCTGGACCAAACTTCTAAGTATAACTTAATTGCTTATTTTAGAGGAAAGGTCTCAGGGGAGTGTAATCAAGTGTTGACGTAAGACGCAAGTAAGTCGCGGAACGGAGCGTTCATCCCATGTTAGAGTTAATTCTCCTAAACACAACTCTTACATGCCAAGAAGCCGATGAAATTATGATTCGGATTTCAAAGCATCAAGATTTACCAGCATTGGTAAAGTTAGAGTTGGTAGAGACAGTGAAGGAATCTTCACCAGAATGCTACTGGGACGCAAACGACTGAAGGAACGGGTAAACGGATCCACCGCAAGGTGAGAAGGTTAACTATCCACTTACTTCAGGAGTAGCACAATGGCTAAGGTAGTCTATCGCGGAATTTCATACGACACCCAAGAGCGTCGTGATGAAATCAAGGCAAAACAGCAGACTCGCTGGTTCAACGAAATCTATCGTGGAATTAAGCACAATGAGCCTGTTGTAGTAGTAGGAGGCTGATTATGCAAGTAATCGCTTTAAGTTCTCTTGCTATGACTGCATTTATCGGACTCATTTACGGAGAAGTCTATCTTCTTCAAAAACTGGGTTAGTAAAATGGGGGTTTTTACCCCCTTTTTTTGTAAAGTTTTAACAGTTGTATATTACGATACCATAACTTAACTAGATAGTATAGAATTAAAGAGACCCAATGAAGTAAAACCCCCAATCTTCATTATCTTTGTTATTGTCCCAAAAGGAGTTGACAATGCACAATCTAATCTCTCGCGCACAGTTGCAGGAGTGGAATCACGTTGATACCTCAAACGAAGGATTCGAAGAAACCCAAAAAATCAACGATTACTACGAATGTCTAATTGAGTGCGATTCGCTAAACCAAAATCAATGTAAAAGGATCTGTAAAGAGATTCTGATGTAAATAGAGAGTCTGGGGAGTTGCCGCTCCCCTTTTTTTGTGCTAAAATATATACAGTAGTAACCATTGTATGAACAAGGAAAAACTAAAACTTATTGTTCGTAACCTAGAGTTATTAGTCGATACTCTTAAGGCAGAAGTATACTCAGACACAGAGAGTTATCTTCAAGATAATCCTAAAGTAAAACATTTCCCTCAAGAGTATGATGAGATGTACGATGATGACGATGGGTATCCCGATTAATGCCAAGAACTAAAGAACTGATCAAAATGCTTGAAGGTCTCATTGAGAGAAATCAGCATCTATACTCTGCTGAAAAGATGGCAGAGATGAAGAAAGAGTTATACTCTCTCAAACAACAACTAGCACAAATACAAAAAGAAAACAGTAAAGGATTTGGTAAATGAGTGTAAAACTTATAAGTGTGACTCCCGATGCGGAGAAGACAATGGCATATGTTGCCCGTGTCTCAAACCCTAACAATCAAGAGAATCCTAACTATGCTAAATTGTTAGGATATTGTATCAAGCACAATCACTGGTCTGTCTTTGAGCAGAGTTTTATGTCTCTGGAGATTGAGACTACTCGTGGTCTGGCAGCTCAAATCCTTCGTCATAGGTCCTTCACATATCAGGAATTTTCACAACGCTATGCTGATTCCTCCTTACTCGCAGAGGCGATCCCACTGCCAGAACTACGCCGTCAAGACACCAAGAATCGTCAAAATTCTATTGATGATATTGACCCGTTTACGGTTCAGAAATACGAAATGCTGATGCAACAGCACTTCCAATCAAGTATGGATCTCTATCAGAAGATGCTTGCTGATGGGATTGCTAAGGAGTGTGCTAGGTTCGTTCTACCACTAGCCACACCCACTAGAATCTACATGTCTGGTTCTTGCCGCTCTTGGATTCACTACATCCAACTGCGCTCTGCTAACGGCACACAGAAGGAGCATATGGACATTGCAAACGCCTGCAAAAAGATCTTTGTAGAGCAATTCCCCACCTGTGCAGAAGCACTAGAGTGGGTCTAAATAAAACTACACATTATTAATTACATGGCGACGTATCCGGTTATTAACAAGACCACTGGTGAACAAAAAGAAGTTGTTCTCAGTGTAGATGAATGGGATCAGTGGAAAGGTGAGAATCCTGACTGGCAGAGAGATTGGTCTGATCCAGAGACCTGTCCAGGAAATGCAGAAGTGGGAGAATGGAAAGATAAGTTGAAGAAGAAATACCCCGGATGGAACGATGTTCTAAACAAAGTTAAAAAGACACCGGGATCAACTATTAACAACATTTAAAATGCCAAGAAGAAAGAAAACTGACCAACCTATTGGTGTTGGTTTGACTACCCGCCAAATGAAGCGGAAGAAACCTTTGAGTTCTGAGTTTTTGGTTGATATTGAACCATTGACCGATAATCAAAAGAAACTCTTTGATGCATATAAAGAGCAGAAGCATATCATTGCTTATGGTTGTGCTGGTACTGGTAAAACCTTTATCACTCTTTATAATGCACTGAAAGAAGTACTGGATGAGAGAACTCCCTACGAGAAAATCTATCTTGTTCGTTCTCTTGTAGCAACCAGAGAGATTGGTTTCTTGCCTGGCACCTATGAGGACAAAGCGGACATCTACCAGATTCCTTATAAGAATATGGTAAAATATATGTTCCAGATGGCTTCCGATGCTGACTTTGAGATGCTGTATGGTAATCTCAAGGCACAAGAGACCATCAAGTTCTGGTCAACTTCTTTTCTTCGCGGCACAACACTAGACAACTC